CGTTGTATTCCTGTTCCATAGGCAGTTAACGATACTGTTTCAATTCCTGCTGAAATAGCTTGATCCTGAGTTTTATAAAGTTTTACTGTTGATACTCCAACCGTATGAACATAATAAACAGCGTCCGTAGTAAGTCCAGTAACTAATGATCCTCCATCTGGTTTATAAATTATCTTTTCACCATTTCTGAATTTATGATAAGTAGAAAAACCAATAGTATCCGCATCTAGGTTGATGCGAGCAGAATCTGAATCTTTTACACCAAAAGCATTAAAGGAAACATCATGAGTCGCAAGAATGGTATTAGCAAAAGCTTCTGCACCAACACCATTTCCTCCTGTGATGGTTATGATAGGATCTGCAACATAATCAAAACCTGGATCTACAATATCAATAGCATTTAGATTTCCTCTAATAGCAGCAATAGCAGTTGCACCACTACCAACCGTATCTTCAATGTTTATAAGTGGAGGATTTAAAATATCATAATCTTTTCCTTCTGCACTAATATTAATCTTATTAAGAGGGCCATAGTAAACAGTATCTTTGGATTTGTAATTAAGAATTTCAACACCATTCACAAGAATACCAGTTCTACTACCAGGTTCTGTAATATAACTACCACTTTCATTATCTGGTTCTTTTATCTCTCTTAACAATAATTGATTATCAACTTTTCTATCAAAATAATCGATATATTGTATGGTATTAGAAGTTACAATACCAGAAACAGATACAAAATTATTATTATTAATATTACTAGGACTAGTAGCAAGTTGGAATTGATTTTTATTTACTCTTTTTACAAAGAAAATACCTGGATCTATTTCAGAAAACTTACTAACGGATATACTTTCATTCCCTAAGAAATCTTCTGAAATTATATCAAAAGAATTATAGTAAACCGAATCTCCAGTATAATATCCATGATCATTTACATCTAAAACTGTAAAAGTGTCCCCACTATATGATCCAGTTAATGTAACCTTCTTATCATAAAAATCTAAAGGACCATTAAAGTAATTTGGAATAGAAGGAGAAGCAACTAAAACATTACGATCAAAGTCTACATAAGTATTTTGAATATTTGCAAAGTAATTATCAATATAATAATAATCTTTTAAAGCTACATCAACTTTTGCTCTTGTGATATTTCTCTGCACACTTTTGATGGAAGAAAGCGATCCCTGTCCTCTAATAGAAAAATTAAGAGCATTGATAACTTCATTTACAACAGAATCTTTATTATTTCCAGCAGCGTCTGTAACAGTAACAGTATCACCTAATCTAAAGTTATTATCAGTATAAGTTTCTATGGTATATGTAAAATCAGATGAATCGACTAGTGTTATAGATTTTACATCATATTGTGTGGCTACATTGTAAAACCAATTATCAACTTTTGGTCCAGAAGTTGTAATTCCTAAAGATTGTACCTTTGCTGTATCATTAACTGAATAGTAATAAGTATCATTTTGGATTACTGGTTCTGCAAGAACAGATCCTATTTTAACCGTTACTTTAGTTGTGGTTCCGATACCAACATATCCATAAGCATTAACATTCAATCTTATGTCTGCTTTTGATTCAACCGCAGATGTAGTACCAATATCTGTTGTATTTGCTACTCCTACTCCATAGAACTGGTTTATTGATTTTGATCTATAAGTTAATATTCCTGCTCCAACTGCCAATTCACCAGAAGCAGGAAATCCTATTGTAGAGTCTACATCAATTACACTTGCCCCAATCGCTACAGGAGTTATAACTTTAGTATTTGGATGAACACTAAATTCACCATAGATACTTCCCTGTAGAGGAATATCTTTAGCATAATTAAAATCAAGACTTAACTTAAAATAATCTTTACTATTATAAGTTATTTTTTCTATTGCAGAAATAGGTGAGTAAGCTGCGTTTATATCATAATTACTATAAGCATCTTGGAATAAGGTGCTATTCAAAAGTTGAGAAGGATCTCCATCTATTGCTTCAACAACTAAATCCTTTGTAACTCTATAATCAGCATCAGAAGGTCTAAAGACAAAATTTTGGGGTTTTAATACTTCTACTGGTTCTCCATACAAAGCACCAAAAAGCATTTTAAAGGATTCATCTGTTCCTTTAGCTTGATAAAAATCTTTTGATCTTGATATAAACAGTCTTTGATTTAAATCATCAGCCAGAGTCCTATTCTCAAAACCAGGACTTAACTGAAATTTAATTTTGTATAAGAACTCATTAAAAAGTAACGCACTTAAATTAACAATCTTATCTCCGCCTTTGTGCTTCGCAACATTTGAAGTTGAAAAAGTTAATTGATCAGTATTGTTTAAAGCTTTATAAGAAGTTACTCCACTAAATCCTCTTCTACAACCTGTAAAGGAATTTTTTGTTTTTGCTGTATATAAAATAATTTCATTACCAATTTGAATCAATCCATCTCTATCTGGGAATTGATATGTACCAAAAACTTCTTTAGATAAATCAAATGCTACTGTAATAGTAGTATCATTATATGAAATATCTGCTCCCAACTCAGTTTCATTTGCATTATTAGTTAACGACTCTAATTTTAAATATTCATCAATATTCTGAATTAAATCAACGGATGCTCCTGGAAATTCCTGAGAAATATAATATTCTTTTAAAAAGTCAGCAATTAAAGGAAAATCATCCTTTACAAAAGAAGGAAGTTGATTTGCAACTATACTTTGCAGCTGAACTCTTTGTATGTCTGTAGATATCATTTTTTGTATATGTTGATCTGAGTAAGAATATGAGAGTTAATAACCACCACCGTAACTGCCACCACCAGTGCTGCCACCACCAGAGGAACCACTAGAAGCGGAGCCAGAGGACGATGTTGACGACGTTGTTGATGTTGTAGTAGAAGTCATGGTTTCATTGCCTACACGGGTTGTGGTAGTGGTTGTGGTGACTGATTCAGTTGCATATACAGGGCCGCCACGAACTAGACTTCCATTTGCATAACTTGAGGTAACCAGATAATTGCTTCCTGATACATCTACACCAGATGCGATGTTATCAGGTTTTGAAGTAACCTCTGTTTGATTTAGATCTATTTGTAAGTACAAATCGTGAAGTCCTATTACATCATTAGAATAAGGAATAGCAGAAATTTCAATTAAGGGGAATCCTTTTTGAATAACAGTATTGGTAATATTAATTGGAGATAATTTAATCTCTCCTTTAATATAATCAATGACTCCCACAGATTTTTTAACTATTCTAGGTTGAGTTGCAGAATCTAACGCAAATATATCAATAGTTCCTTTTTCATGATTATCATCAGGCATATCAGTTAGATATACAGTTGCACTAATACCAGCAATATTAAATCCCGAAGACTTAATATTATATCCACCGTCTTTTACAAAAAATCGGTTACCGTAACAAATTTCGTATTCCGCAAAACTATTTAACGCTACTCTCAGATCCCTTCTAATGGTAATAGTCGTAATATTAGATGTTATACCTTCACTACTACCATCAATTAAGTTCAAAAACTTACTATACTTGAATCTTGCTCCAAATTTGTTAATTTCAGCAGATTTTGAGTAAGTTTCTACATTTTCACTAACAATTGTAGTAATTGAATTAGCAGATTTTGCTAAATTTGCATTATAATAAGCTGTTATGTTGGGTTCAATGTACAAATACTTTAAATCAATGATTTCAACAACAATTCCTGATACAGAATACTTCTTAATTTGACTTTTTATATTTTCTTTGATTTGGCCAGACAAATATGCACCATTTGTTGGTTTTACACTTACAAAAACTTTTCCAAATTGAGGAGGAGTCAACTCTTCTCCACCAAAAGCAGAAACAGAATCAGTTTCTGGGTAGATTGTTGGTAAAATTGCTTCATAATCAGCTGCAGTTACTGCTCTATTCTGTGAGGAGTAAATTCGAGTCGAATATTTCTTAATAGATTCGATTGTTTCTATATTTTTACCACCTGCAGCAATATCATCAGTCGCAAGTAAAGAAATTCCTGCCGTAAGATTGACACCATCTCTACTGGATGTTAATTTTCCTGAAAATTCAAAGGATCCTATACCATTTGCAGCTTCTCCATTGGTTATTAAGTATGAAACTTCAATAAAACTGGGTGATTCTAACTTTTTACCAAAAACACCATCACCAAAAATCAATTCATATCGTTCATTTTCGATTTCTTGGCAAAAATAGATAGGAGATTCCCCATCTATCTCAAATAAACTTTCAGATTTTCTATATTTACGACTTGTATTTGATAATTGAGAGGGTTTAACCGTTACTCTAATACTTTCAGTGTCTATATTGGAGTTTGGAAGTATAAATCTTTGATTTGGATCAAAAGAATTGACTGTAAAGTTAGTAGTAATATAAATTCCTTCTGTAATTTCAATATTATCAAAGTTAGCTATGTTCTGATTAACTGGAACAGTAATATCATCGAGCACAGCAAAGGTAAAAGACTCGTTGTTAAAGACATTTGTAGTACAAACTAAACCTTTATTCAAAGTAACCGTTTGAGGAGTGGATGAATAACTAGTTGTATCGACAAAAAATGATATATTTGCTTTAGCTGCCTTTTTAGAAGTAGGTGTATATCCAATATTACGTGCTAATGAGACAACATTCTCTCTTAATGTTGCACTATCAATAAAAACCTCATTCGATACCATGTTGGCATTGTAAGAGGTGATGTAAGTATTGTATGCTAGAACATCAATAATCGTAGATAAGTTAGATCCTTCAAAGTCATAGTCAGTGAAATTGGAATTAGATCTAAGATAATCCTTTATTGTTGTTTTTATCTGGTCAAAATCCAGATTGGCAAAATTAACTAGTGGCATTATCGTGCTGGCTCTAGGGCAAATGATAATTGTTGGGGTTGTGCCTCTACTCCAATGATTTCATATTTTATAACAACATCAAATTCAAGGGTTTCAAAGTTTGGTGAGACTTGAGTTTTTAATAATTTAACTCTTGGTTCGTAATTGTTTATAGTATTTTGTATTTCATCCTTAATAGATGATGCAGTAACGTCATCCATATTCTCAAATA